TTCCTGGTGGATTTGCGTGAGGGCCGGCACACGGCGCTGCGCCCGGCGCTCATGCATGCGCGCCTGGAGCGGGCCATCGGTGTAATCTATCGGCCGGAAACAGAGCTCGCGAGCCACTATTTCGAGGCTCATCTCCCGCAGCAGTTCGACGGCTACGTGTGGTTCGAAGAGACCCGCGCCGTCACGCCCTTGCCCACCGATGCGCAGGCGGGAACCCCGGAGACGTATCCGTTCGGACTTTAGACGAGCTTAGGGCTGCCAGTTCCTCAGTGTGAAAACAGGCAGCAGACCGGACTTTCCTGAAGCAGCGCGTGGGTCATTCCACCGAAAATCCACTCACCTAGCCGGCTATGCCCGTATGCGCCGGCGACAATCAGATCGGCGGATTCATCCTGAACGAGCCGGAGCAGGCTGTTTGCCGCCGTACCTTTGACCGGCCTCACCTAGGGCGCTTCGTTGACCGCGCTCAGAGCCCAGCATCCGGTGCATAGGCAAGCGCCTGCGCTTCCGCAACCGCCCGGCACGTCACAACACCTTCATGCACATTGAGGCCGTTGCGCAGATGCCTGTCCTCGCTCAGTGCGCGGCGGATGCCTTTGTCAGCCAAGGCAAGGACGAACGCGCGCGTCGCATTGTTGAGGGCAAACGTGGATGTGCGCGGGACTGCACCTGGCATGTTGGTCACGCAATAGTGCACCACGCCATCAACGACAAAGGTCGGCTGCGAGTGCGTAGTCGGACGCGAGGTCTCGACATTGCCGCCCTGATCGATCGAGATATCGACGATCACCGAGCCGGGTCTCATGGCCTTCACCGTGGCGGCCGTCATGAGTTTCGGCGCGATCGCACCTGGAATCAGGGCGGCAGCGATGACCAGATCGGCCTGCCGGCAAAGCGTCTCGATGATCTGCGTGGTGGAGATAGCCGTCCGGACGCGGGGGCCCAGCCCAGCAAGAGGCGACAATGGTTTCAGACTTCGCGCCGTGACTGTCACCTCGGCCTGCATCCCCGCAGCGATCAGCGCCGCATTGCTGCCGGCCGCGCCTGCGCCTATCACCAGAACATTCGCAGGTTTTGCTCCGGCCAGACCGCCCAGCAGAATGCCGCTGCCGCCCTGTGGGCGCTCCAGATAATGCGCGCCGACCTGCACGGCCATCCGGCCCGCGACCTCGGACATGGGAGTGAGCAGCGGTAATTTGCCATTGTCGTCAGTGATTGTTTCGTACGCGATGGCGGTCACGCCTGAAGCGAGAAGCTCCCGCGTCTGCTCGGGGTCGGGCGCTAGATGCAGATAGGTGAACAATGTCTGCCTCCGACGCAACCGCTTTCGTTCGGCCGCCAGCGGCTCCTTGACCTTCACAATCAACTCGGATCGGTCAAACACCTGCGCGGCATCGGTCGAAATTTCGGCCCCGGCCTCGACATATTCCGCATCGGAAAAGCCGGCGCCAAGTCCGGCGCCCGTTTCGACCAGGGTCTGGTGTCCTCGCGCACTGAGTTCTCTGACCACTGCAGGAATGAGCCCCACGCGGTATTCGTTGTCCTTGATTTCCTTTGGTACACCCACGCGCATGAGGCGCTTCCCGATCCAGGACCCAAGAGTGTTGTTTATAGATTGAAGAACCCTGGGCCGATTGATCTCCCGCAAAGCCGCTACGGCCGAAAACCATCGAGCCGGCATTTGACCAGGATCAAAGCCAGTACACGCAACGGACGCAAGATGCCGGCCGAAGGGGTCGGTCCCAACACGCGTTCGAATGGCTCATTCGGGAGGATCAAATGAAGGCTCGCGACGTCATGGTGCTCCGGTCATCACTACCACTCCGCACGCGACGATCAAAAGCGTGGCGGAGACGCTCCTCAAGTATCGGATCAGCGCCGTTCCCGTGGTCGACGGCAAGGGAGCGCTTGTCGGCATCATCAGCGAGGGCGACCTGATGCATCGTGCCGAGAGACGGGGACCGAACGGCAGCGCTCATGGTGGCTGCGGGCGATCATGAGCCGGGACGGGCTCACCCAGTTATCGTCGATCTTGACATATGAGCGTTTGAGGGCGGCCCAGGCGATCCGGTGAGCGGCTTCCTCCTGCCGCGGGTCGCCAGCATGCGCCGAGAAAGGCATGATTGAATGCCTCGCGATAAATATCCTGCGCGTGCGACGGCAAGTGCCGTCGTATCGAAGCTGGCAGATCGTTGTTTGTCGAGTACGGCATGGAAGACGACCGCTAAACGCTGCGACGCAAGGGCTTGGCGACTCATTTCCTTGGCATTTTCCCTTCGTCAACTGCGAGACTTTCTACGATTTCAGCCACCTGCGCCGTCAGTCGGTCTGGCTGCCGTCCAGAACATCGCCATTTCTCGAAGCCCAGATTGAGGCCTCCGCCAATTCGGCAAGCGTCGGGAATACCATCATCCGATCCAATTGATATCGGGTGCATTCCTGGGAACGTCGAAAGGAATTAATTTTGAATACCCAACGATGATCGGCGCAATGGGCAGCGAGACGGCAGGAAGGTCGAGCAATTGCTTGCCTTCCTGCGTGTTCAGGAAACTCTGCGCAAAACCAATCCAGCACGTGCCGAAGCCAGCTCCATGCGCGGCGAGCATCATGTTCTGCGCGGCCAGCGTGCAATCTTCGACAATCCAGGGTCCCTGCCGGACCGCGGAGATGAGGATCAATATGGGCGCGCGGTAGAAGATCTGAAATTTGGGGTCCTCGAGCATCGACCGGATGTGGTTACCGCGACAAGTACAACGCGCATAATCGTCTCCCGGGTGATGGCCTCCGGCTAAGCCAGGACCTTAAAGTCCCCGACGCAGCCATCATGTGTCCCCAAAAGAAGACAACTGCGCGCCGCCAGCGTGAAGTGCGAAAGGTCACAACAACGTGGGATCAACAGGCACTCTGTGATCGACGCTGCTCAAGTTTCGGCGACAGGTGAGCCTCCGACGCGGCGGGCCTCGCCGTCTCGCAGGCCAAAGAACGACAGATCCTCGGGCGAGGCCTCGCCGAGCGCAATGATGATGGCATCTTTCATTCCCGGTCTTCTTCGCACCGCCGATATCGCCGAACGACGGTCAGCGTGCGGGCGATGAAATACTCGACCCGATGCCCCTCCGCACCTGCAACTTCCATCCCGTCGGCATTGAATCGTGCCCAATGCAAACCAACGCCATAGCTCAGGGCTTCGCCCGCCGGCGGTCCATATAGAGAATTAGTTGACCTGAACTCCGCCGATGAAAATCTTAGGTGCCATACCTAGCCAATCGAGAGCGAATGGAGAGGCCCCCTGTGATACCCAATTCAGAAACTGCGCAACACTGTCGACCTGATCGTCATAGCGACCGTTCGGGAACGCGAGCAGCTCCAATAAAAAGGTTTCAAGCCAATCTGCGTTTAGGGGCAAATGAATATGCCCCGCCTCGATCTTGGCTGATTGGGCCACCATGCGTTCTGCCTTGGAACCTATCGGTCTTTGCCCGATCGGGCGAGGCATTGCCTGCGGACAACCGCGCCGAAGATCCTGCAGCAGAGCCATACCGGGACCGGCATTTTCGATTAAAATCGCTGTGGCGCGATAATTTGCGGCTAGGTCGATGACCTTGCGTCGAAGTTCAGGATACTGCAGCCGATCTCGAAACACATCTATGAGATAATATTCTGACTTCACGATTTGCCATGTCGTGCAGACACTAAAGTCATTCTTTTCGCCGGTCATCATGGCGACGTCCCAGCTCTGCACGATGCGTCTGATTTCTGGATCAGGCGGTTCCTTATATGATCGGAACCAATTTCTCCGGATGAGATTGCCTTCGAGCGGTATTGGGCGTTGCTGATACTGCGCAGAGAACATCAGCGGGCCGATCTCTGACCTGATCCGCTCCAATGCTTGCTTGCTTTCCCGCTCGGGATGCAGGACATCACCGGCCTGTCGTCTCACGATCTTGCCGTTGCCGACCGAAATGTCGGCGACCTCAGTTGCGATAGCGGGCAGATCGAGGTGCTCCCACCCGCCCTGTTCAAGGAGGTGACCAGCGAGATCATTCTCATGCAGGCGCTGCATCACCACCACGATCGAACCGCGCTCCTTGTCGTTCAGGCGGGAGACGAGCGACCCGGCATACCAATCAATCACGCGCTTGCGGGCTGACTCAGAGACGGCTTCCTCGGCCTTCAAGGGATCGTCAATGATGATCAGATCGGCTCCGCGTCCGGTGAGCGTGCCGCCGACCGAGGTGGCATAACGACCGCCGCCGGCCGTTGTCACGAGCTCTGTACCGCTGTCCTTCGCAGGTCGAAATGCCGGAAACAGCGCACGATACCAAGGCGCATCGGTCAGCATACGGAATTGCCGATGCAATTCGGCCGCGAGCTCGTTCGAATAACTTACCACAATGATGCGGCGTCCCGGTTGATGCCCCAACAGCCATGCCACGTAGGAAACCGAGACGCACATTGACTTTAACGAGCGTGGCGGCTGATTGATCACGAGACGGCCGATCTCGCCATTGTTGATTCGTGTCAGCTGATGCACGATAGCGTCGATGTGCCAGTTACGAAGGAAGCGCGTGCCTGGCAAAATGGTCACAACGCTTTTCCGGACGAACGCCCGCAGATCGCTCCTCAGAAATGCGGCAAGGGCGGTTTGCTCATTCATATTTTCAACCTCCTTCTGATGATGGCGCCGCTTTTGGCAATGCGTTTCAGTTTCCTTCTCAAGCTGGCGCGGCCTCTCTGCTTCGCTCGGGGAGTCGGGACGGCATTTTCCGAGGCCGCAGCAGCGAGCTTTTCCGCTACGAAGTCATCGAGAATGGCTTTATCATCTGCGCTCAGCGCTGGTGCTGGTGTTTCCTCGGTGGCGCTGTTGAAGCGCATTGCGAGCTCCAAAAGAAAAGCCAAGCCCCGGTGATCTCCTCGCAATGCCTTTTCACGCAGCACCATGAGCGCGGCTTCCTGGGTCGACCTTGATTTTGTGCGGCCGCCCTCCTTCACCTTGATCTGGGCACTGAGGGTGCGCTTCACGTCGGTGGCGAGATTGCGCACGCCCTTACGCCGGCCCTGCGGGTATCCGGACTGGCCGGGCCGAAATTGCGTGTGCTTCGGCGGCTTGCAGTAGCCGACCTCATAATCTGCGCTCTCATCACTGGGTTTGCGTTTGGCCATGACGTGCAACCCCGGTTGGTTTCAGCTCTTTGCCAATTTGGTGGGGATGAACCGATGGCCAGTGACGGCGTGCACAGCGGTGCCGCCCGTCAGGCGCTGCCAGCGTTCGATAGTGACATCGACGTACTTGGGATCGAGCTCGATTAGTCGGGCGCGACGCCCGGTCCGCTCTGCTGCGATCAGGGTGGTGCCGGCGCCGGCAAATGGGTCCAAAATCAACCCGCCGCGGTGGGAACAATCCAGGATTGTGTCTGCGACCATCGCCACCGGCTTGACTGTCGGGTGCAAAGCCAGTTTGCTTTTGTTGGTTCCATTGAGCGCGTTCTGACTCACGTAGTCCCAGACATTGGTCCGATGCCGGCCCCACTTCCCGAGCCTCACGTTGTTGGTGTGAGGCTTCTTATCGACCTTGAAAACAAAGATGAGCTCGTGCTGCGAGCGGTAGAGCGAACCCATGCCCGCATTGGACTTGCGCCAGATGCAAAGGTTTAGGCACTCGCCGTACACGTCCCGGCCAGCCTCGCTGAGCTCGCCGAGATGTCGCCAGTCCATGCAAACAAAATGGACAGCGCCTTTGGACGATCGCTGAGCTGCAAGGGATAGCGCGCGCTTTAAGAACTGCTTGAACTCGGCCTCTGACAGTTCGCCCGATGCCATGGCGAAGTTGCCGTGTTTGGCAGAACCCCGCCCCGACACATGGCCTGGCACCGGCACGTTGTAGGGTGGATCGATAAACGCCATGTCGGCGTTCTCGGCTCCGAATAGATGTTCGTAGCTCTGAGGGTTCAGCGCGTCGCCGCAATAGATGCGATGCTCACCAAGCTTCCAGAGGTCACCCGGCTCTGTAATCGCGGCGCCGCCGTTGTCGGCGTCCGGTAACTCATCTTCTTGATCGATGCCGGATCCGCCCAAAATGCCTTCGATCTGACCGCTCTCGAAGCCAGTGATTTCCAAGGTGGTATGAGGATCGATCTCCAAGATCTCCGAGAATTCCAGTGCGAGCTCTGGCAGGTCCCATCTGGCGTCATCGGCGAGCCGGTTAAGGGCTAACCGAAGGGCCCTTAGCTCCCCCTCGGCCACGTCACTCAAGGTAACGGCTGGCACCTTGTTAAGGCCAAGGCGCTTCGCCGCCAGGACCAAGCCCCAGCCAGCCACCACACGGCCGTCGGCATCGATGAGAATGGGCAAGACAAACCCGAAGCGCTCCAGGCTGGCGGCGAGCTTGGCCACCTGATGTGGAGGGTGCTTTTTCGTCGCGCGACCCAATCCCTTCAGGTTCGCTACGGACAAGAGGCGGGGGGCCAGATCGCGCGAAACCGCGTAGCCATTTCCGCGGCGTTCAGACGATCGCATCGTGCACATCTCCGGCAGACTGGCGGGAAAGCTGCCACGATGGCGCGCAATTTCCGTCCGACTACCAAAATGATGCTAGGGGTTGATTTGTGATTTGACCCGCGGCAATTGCTGCAAATACAGCATTTGCGCTATTTGCGTCGTCCAGCAGCTCTAAGGATGGTGTCTTTCGAGACGGAAGGTTGGCTTAGACTCTTCAGCTTTTCGTCTACAAACCCGACAAGCGTTTTGTTCGGCACAGTGGATTGGTCCGGAACCGCGTCGGGATATAGGTCACGAATGACTTGCTGCACTCGCTCCAGCGTGGGTGCTCCTTTCACTCGTGGCTGCTTTTCGCCCACCGGCAGCTTCTTGCTCAGCTTCTCACCGGCTTGGCTGTCAGAAGCCTTCGCGGGACATAGAATACTCGTGACATCGGCCCGGGACAGTTCGATCCAATCTAAATTCCACAAGCCAGGAAGGGCGTGAGCGCCACGTTTGACATGCCATGGCTTGTTGGGTCGGGAGCGCTCCCAATCCAGCTCATCGCGGCGGATGACGTGTGGAGTATCGAACGCAGTGCTGTCGAGCACTGTCTTGTTTGAAGTCATGTGCTTGGAGGCGTGGCATTTTAATCGCGCCCTAAATTCTACTGCGCCGTCAGAAAGGCCCTGGCAAATGTCCGCTTGAGCTTCGTGCTCGGAAGCGTTCGTCGCCGCCATCACCCGATTGACGGCGTCAGATAAGCGTTCCCATCCTGAAGTGTAGGGCATGTTTTCGGTACTTAACTACGGCATAGCGCAGCTGATAATACCATGCACTCCGGATGATGCCCAACCTTGATGACGCCTGAGCATTGTAACAATCGACTCGTGACACGTGGCGCAGGTTAGTATCCGCAAGGTGCCAGCAAATGCTCCCACTGGGTTAGTGCATACCGGATTGAGTCTGCCGCCGCGCGGCGGTCCTCTAAGTCAGGTCTACCGATTCATTAAGCCCACAGGCCGGCGGTTTGTGGTGCGGACCAGACATTGGGACCGGAGCAGAGGAGACCGAGGTCGGACAAAGTTTGCGAGCCTGAAACAAAACAAGTGTGCGAAAAATGGACGCTTACCCCTAAACGAATGGTATTTCCCTGATCGAGGTGAAGAAAGTCCCTGCATGCTCGAGTAGGGAATTCGACGATAACCCTTTGGCCACATTTCATGTTTTGCCGCAGCATTGAACCGCATTCCCTGCAGATCGCGCAAATTTCCCTGTAGATTCCGGTTTATCAGGGAATTTTATGCGGGAGACTGGTTCGATATCGACTGGGTGCGCCACCACGCATTCCCCCTCGAACCGGAATTTCCTGTCTGGATACGAAAAGCCCGCCCTTTGCGGGCATTGCGTGTGCCATTTGTGTCTCTGCAGAGACGAATGTCGGTCGAGAGCCTACTTTGGGGGCTTTGTCTCTGCCCTCGGAATCCCGTTTCCTGGGAAACGGAGACGGCGCGGCTGGAGACGCGGTTCGAAGATGCGATCTTAAGGCCTGGGCAGGCCCAGGATACTGTATTGGCGTGACCATTCTGCGGGCAGTTCGCAGAACATGGTGACGCCCATGCCATGTGGCAGCGTTCCGGCAATGGCCGCTTTGACGAGATCGGGTGCCAGGAAGGCGAGCGAGATCGTCATGTTGACCTTGCGCAGGCTGCAGCCCTCGCGGGCGGCAATGGTTTCCACCGAGATGCTCGGATCGTTGATCAGTTCGTCGAGCCAACGTCGGCCGCGTGCAATAGCGGCCACAAGGAGTGCGCGGCTCTCGGACCGGATGGGACGAACCGCTTCCGGGGTGAGCGATTTGGGAAGCAGAATCTCTCGACGCCGGACCGATGACGTCTTGCGCCAAGGAACCTCAATCCGGATCCGCTCTTGCTGGTGCGTGCGGTCTGTACCTTTGACAGGCACCAGCTCGAGCATCAGCCGATCGGCACAGACCTCGACTTTGGCAACGTGATCGCGGACGAGCTCTGCATCGGGTTTTTTCTCGCTCGGCAGCTTGAGATGCTCTCTCGCCGACTTGAGCACAATTTGTTCGATCACGCCTGCCGCCACGCGGCTTATGGTTCCGGCTTGCCCCGGCTGGCCCTGAAGCAGAGCGGAGCAGATATAGTAGCGGTATTTGATGCCTCGCTTGCGGACATGAGTTGGCGTCATCCTGTTGCCGCGGTCGTCGAACATGCGGCCCATCAACAGCGCCTCAGACCCGCCTCGGAGGGTAGGCTGCTGGTCATTGACCTGCTGGTTGAGCCTTGTCTGCACAGCCTCGAACAGATCTCGATCGACAATGGCCGGCTGTTCTCCGGGGAGGGTGTCACCCTTGAACACCACCTCGCCGATGTAGAACCGGTTGCGCAGAAGGTGGGCCAAGGGACCTCGGGTGAAGGGAATGCCGCCCACCATCCGCCCGCTCTTTAAGCTTCTCACCTTGGTGACGACGCCGCGCTCTCGGAGATCAGCCATCAACCGGTTGAGGCTGCCGAGCTTCAGATAGCTCGTGAAGATGGTCCGAACCCGTTCAGCCTCGGTTTCGTTGACCGTGATCTTGCGGTCCTTGGTGTCATAGCCGAGCGGGGCCATGCCGCCGACCCAAAGCCCCTTGCGCTTGGAGGCTGCGATCTTGTCACGGATCCGCTCGGAGGTGACCTCCCGCTCGAATTGGGCAAACGACAGCAGCACATTGAGCGTGAGCCGCCCCATCGAGGTGGTGGTGTTAAACTGCTGGGTAACTGAGACAAAGGAAACCTGATTTTGGTCGAACAGCTCGACGAGCTTTGCGAAATCGGCCAGCGACCGGGTCAGTCGATCGACCTTGTAGACCACGATGACGTCCACCTTGCCGGCCCGGATATCGTCCAGCAGACGCTGCAGGGCAGGGCGGTCGGTGTTGCCGCCCGAGAACCCGCCATCGTCGTATTTGGAGCGCAGCAGCGTCCAGCCGGCATGGGCCTGGCTTTTGATATAGGCCTGCGAAGCCTCGTATTGGGCATCAAGCGAGTTGAAGTCCTGCTCCAGCCCCTGGTCGGTGGATACCCGGGTGTAGATCGCGCAGCGGACTGCTTTGGCCGAGGCGGGCTTCATCGAGCGTCTTCTTTTGTTGGCTGATCGCGCAGACCGAAGAAGCGGGGCCCGCTCCAGCGGGTCCCGGTGATGGCGAAGGCGATCTTGGAGAGGCTCGGATAGGTCTTGCCGTTCCAGGCGAAGCCCTCCGCCAGCACCGCCACATGGTGCATTCTTCCGTTCCACTCCCGCGACAGCAGGGCGCCCGGTCGGACACTGGCGGTGATGTGGCCCGCGTCCACCGCCCGCTGGCCGGCCGCTTCGGGAGAGGCGGCATCATCCAGCAGGCGCCTGCTGTCGCTATCAAGGTCCCCGAGGTGGTCAGCCTGCAGCCGGTAGGCCAGGACACGGAACAGCAGGTGGCGCGGCAGGTGAGGGGGCGGCTGCCGCCGGAACACGGTCAGCCAGCGGGCGCGGAGCGCGCTGAGGTCGAGATCGCGAAGCCTGGCGATCTCGACATCAGCGCGTCCCGGTCCAACGCGACCGGAACGACTTTGACGCGCGGCATGCCGATCAAGCCGCGCGGCGCCGCGACGAAGGCACGCTGGCCGCTGCGGACTGAGTATCGCCTTCGATGCGATAGACGCGTTGGCCGTCGACCTTGGTCGAATGCAGCGTCAACTTCAGCTTTTTCCGGATGATGCCGGCCAGGAAGCCGCGGACCGAATGCGGCTGCCATCCGGTTTGCTGCATGATGGCGGCGACAGTTGCACCGGACGGCGATTGCAGCATCGCAATCACACGCGCTTGCTTGGTGTCTTTGCTGGTCCGCTCAACAGATTCGGACTGAGCCGCAATCGAGTGCGGTGCGACGGCAGGCTTTGTTCGCCGTTGCGCCGTCTTCTGTGAACGCTTCGGATGGGCGGACTTTTTGGCAGGCTTTTGCATCGGGATCTCCATCGGTTATCGCGGCTTTGACGCCGCACCACCGAAGCCCCACCTCGGCGCAAAGGC